GACTCTCTCCCGGACTCCGCCGGTAGTAGAGATTCATTCTTGGATTCGCAACTACACGGGGTTTTCCTAGACAGATATGATGTTGAAGACGGTCTTCGTAGTAACAACGGTCTTAGCCGTGGGACGGCTTTCCCTGCAAACTACAACACTCATTTACGAAAATACGATAACGACATTACTACTTTGAATATGGGACTTCGTAATGATTACGACTTCTTGTATTTTGAAGGCCCTTATGGTGATTCTAGAACTGCAACTTCCAATGATGGTGAAGGGGTTCTCATCGGATTTAAGTTGCGGCTTGCTATCAATCACGGCCTCTCAAATATTACCCGTTCCACGCAATACGGTCCAAGCGGCAAAACTCTCTACAAATACACAATCACTTCCGAACCTGTTCTAGATTACATCAAAGATTTGACCGGTTGCTATTTAGTATCCGAAGAAGGTGTGGCATACGGAGAAGATGATGCGGGAGCAGAAGTCCGAGTTAATGATAGCACACCTAACCCTCCGCAGGGCATTAACAATGTCATGCCCGATGATGTAGGGTATGTTCTTTCGCATGAGATTGATAGTAGTGATTCTACATTGACACATATTCTCCTCGTTGACGCAGATTTGACCAACGGATACTACAGAGTAATGCAACCAAACGAAACCGCATTCTACGAATTCACACCAAATAGAATCAAAATGAATACGCTTTCCAGCGAATACACGAAGGTTCCTTACGAAAACAAGACATATGATGTAACGAGAGATTACCTCTTTGGATACGGCTCCGGTGGTCGTGACTTCAATAGTGTAAACAATGCAGGACACAATGAAGCCGTCCTTTCCATGTATGTTCTTGTTGACCCGGACAGGCAGGACATTAACACTAACAGAAGCGAATTGGTTACGAGGACCTTTGGTTGGTCACATTATGTGTTTTCCGGGGATGCGTTTGAATACACAAAGCAGTTTAGCGTGTGTTTAGCCGATGGTGAAACGACCTACAAAACGAGTCTTGTAGCAGAATATCTCAGCAATACAAGAGGCGCATACATTGAATTCGGTGAGATGCAAGAAATGAATGGTGTCGTTTCAGTTTCGGAAATGATTACCATTACCACTTCTAAGAATGTTTCAATTAATCCCAAGAGGGCAATGATTGGTTCCGTTGTTTCTATCGCCAATGAAGCCGAAGATATTCTCAATGACCTGTTTGAATCCAATGATTTGGAATACGAGTTTACCGATACGAACGATTATCCTCTTTTCCTTGCCCCAAACTATAAGAGCGTAGACTTGTTCTCAGCCATCAATTATGTTCTTCAGCGCAAGAAGAAAGTATTACTTTATGAAAACGATAAGTTTACTGTGAAGAATAAAGATAACTCTAGCCTTTATCCAAAGATTTTCTTGAGTGATTCCAATAACAAGATTCAGATTAAGGACTTCAATCGTTCAAGCGGTTTGTTTGACCTCTACAACGAAATCATTGTGTATGGTGATTCGCATGTTTCTACCAAGCGAAACCTCCGAAGCATTGACAAGATTGGCAAGAAAACACTTGAGTTTGAAGACAAGACTATCTTTACACAAGAAGATGCAGATGAGAAGGCCATTGAGTTGTTGAGGCAACACTCCAAAACCAATGAGAAAATTACGATGGAGATTGGTCATGTGGGGCTAAGTCAACTCCGAGCAGGCGATACCATTGATTTGGAATTGACTCAAGAAGGTGTATCAAGAGGGCAATATCTCATTTTGGAAATGGAACATCAAATTGATGGATTCATCAAATTGGAACTTGGGCGATTCAGTAAGGGCTTGGAAGACAGACTCGCAGAAGTTCTCATTTCCACAAAACAAAATAGAGCATTCCTTCGCTCAAAGGAATTGGCTTCTGCCAACGAGAATGCATCCTTGCTGGACCTCATCAATGTGAGAGAACGGAAACTGTTGGTCCAAACAAGAATTGGCACAAGTTCTTTTAACATAGGTTTCGTGGAAGAAATTGGATTTAGTAGTGAAATGGGCTTTGGGAGTGTGGGTGCATCCATTGTTACAACAACCGTTAGGGAGGTGGAATATTGATTACCGATGAAGCAAGAGCAGACCTCGCAAATTATTTGAAAACGACTTACACCAAGGCTAGAATTGGATTAGGTGGAAACAGTAGCAGTCCTATTTCCGAAGACCTTGATGTTCCTATTTATGATGTAAGCACGGTCGTTCGTTCTCTTTCCGATGAGAATGTTGTAGATTTCAAATTCTCTGTAGCGGGTTCTGCAATCTCCGGATACACGATTCGTGAATTGGGTATCTTTGATGCGACATATTCCAAGATGCTCACACGGCTCAATTTTGAAGGGATTGGTCCCTTCTCATCGGGCGATGTGGACTTCTTTGTGACCATTGAGGTGGAGTGAAATGACGAGTAGCGACAATAGCGGAGGATTCAGCAGAATGGCGGTTGACCCTACATTAGGGGGTCTTCGTGACGGAACTGATTTCCCACATAGCGGCATCTTCCATGCTTTGAACATAGCGAGCGGGGGCAGTTATGCCGTGCTGGATGGGAACAACTTTGACATTACGCAAAGTGATTCATCGGGCAATACGCAGTTTGTTGTAGCGGCTGGTAGAGTGTTTAGAGATGGGCAATACCTTGCGGAAATCGCTACTGCTACTTTTACACAAGGGACTCCTGCTAATTTTGACGAACCAACGGCTGGTAATATGTATTACCTTCTTGTTGTAAATGCTAGCAATGTTTTGGAGATGAAAAATCATGGAAGTTTAACTGCTACAGATATTGTTCCCGTTCCTGCCGCAGGGGATATTCCTATTGCGGTTATTCGCTTGGCCGCAGGAGAAACTACAACTCAGCGGCATATTCAATTCTTGACTACCGGTAAAACGAGCAATTCAGTTAGTATTGGTTATCCTAGCGGCTCCAATTATAGTGAGCAGTTGTCAATCACAAGCGATGGAACAAATGTTGCTTTTGCTGGTGCTAGTAATAGTGATATTCAGTTTACTCCTTCGGGTTCGGGACAAGTTGATGTGACTACGGGTGATATGATTGTCAGCAATGGGAATTTTGAGGTTCCCAACGGATACTCGGAACTTACAGTAGTTGAGAGTGTAACTGATGGAGGGGCCGCAGGATTAGTTGCAGGAACTCCTGTTTATCCAACAAATTACACCTCCGGAAAAATTACTGTAGACAAAGCCGATGCTACTCAAGCAGATGGAAAATACCCTGCGATTGGTTTGGTGTATGCTAATATCTCTTCGGGTGGTAACGGTAAGGTTGTTGTCAACGGTTTGACCGGAGATATTGGAGCGGCTTTATTTGATGCTGGTTCTTACTCCGAAGGTGACATTATTTACCTTTCACCAAATGTTGGGAAACTAACCAATACTCGCCCAACTGCCGACACAGATGTAATTCAAAACATTGGAAGAATTGTTCATCTTAGTTCTTTTACTGCGGGTTCTTCGGGGACGGCTAAAATTCTAGTGCAGGGTTCGGGCCGTTCAAACGATGTTACGAATGATGGTTTTGTAACCACTAATGCTTCTTCTATTCCCACCGCTCGGCAAATTACTGCTGGAACAGGAATTACGCTTAACGATGGTGGTGCTGGCTCAACTCTTGAAGTCGTCAATTCAGCACCCGACCAAACCGTAAGTTTGACCGGCGGAACGGGAATTACCACATCAGGGACTTATCCTAATTTTACCATTACAAATTCAGCACCCGACCAAACGGTAAGTTTGACCGGGGCAGGTATTACCCAAGTTACAGGAACTTATCCTAACTTTACTATTACTTCCACAGAAGAAGACACATTCGCAGATGTTACAGGCCGTGGGAACAACACTACTATTTATGAAATTACCATTGGGGGTTTAATAAATAGCAAACACTTGGTTGCATCTAAGAAAGAAGCCTCATCAGCAGACTTCCCTGTTGCGGGTGGCGGCCCCTCTGTTGAGGACATGGTGTTTTATCTTAATGCCGCTGGACCCTTTGGATTACCCGATGCTAACGCTCATGATGGAACCGTTATTACACTCAAGAATATTCATGCGGCGGCAGTAACGGTTTCTTCTCTTGCGGGGCAACTCATTGATGAAGGTGTTTTCTCTCACGATGCAAGGCTTACTGCGGCTAATACGATTACATTGGATAGGATGGAGAGTATCACCTTACAGGGCATTACGGATGCTTTGGCTTCCCTAACTCCGGGTTGGATGGTCATTGATACTGATAGCGACACAGATACAGGTATTGCAGATGTTGTTGACGACACTACGCCACAATTGGGTGGAAA